GAACAAATGAGCCGTTTGCGTGAGTTGCACAAAGAAAAGCAAGCCAGCAGCAACAATGCCCGCGCTCCATTCTTCACAACCCGCGACATCAAGACCCTGAACCAGTCAGCCGTTGAGCTGGACTTTGTGAACAGCCGCACCAAGGTCTGGGAGGAGATTTGTTCAGCCATGGGTGTGCCGCCTGTCATGGTCGGCATCATGGAAAACGCCACCTTGGCAAACATTGAGACAGCCCGCAAGATTTTCTGGGCCGACACAATCACGCCACTTTTGCGCATGATTCGGTCGCAGTTGAACGCACAATTGGCCGCGCAGTTTGGCCCTGAATGGCACATTGACTACGACCTGGGCGGCGTTGAAGCCTTGCGCGAGGATTACTCCAAGAAACTGGACGAGGCCAAGAAGCTGTTTGATATGGGCGTGCCGTTCAACACGATCAGCGAGCTTTTGAAGTTGGGCGTTGAGCCAATTGAGGGCGGCGACATCGGATACCTCCAAGGCGGCTTGCTGCCCGCAGGATTCACGGAGGCGCAAGACAACTTGCAACTGTCCGGCCTGTCGCCTGAAATGCTTAAGGCTCTGGCCTACGGCAAAGAATGAGCGCAATCAACCCATCAAACAAACAGCGCCAGCGGGCGATGGATGACGCCATCCAGACCCGCATGAGCGCAAAGTTTGAAAACCGCCTACGCATTGAGCTTGCCAAGACCGTGCGCCAGGTGGCCGATGCGTTTGAAAAGCGCGGTGAGCTTGCCATCTCGCAAGCCATTGATGATCGAAAGCTGGCCATGGCGCAGGCCTTTGCGACAAACTACCGCACGGTGGCATCGTATTTTGGCAAGCGCATCCTGGCCGAAGCCAAGTCGCACCCGGGCGCAGACGTGACAAAAGCCGGGATCATGGACATTTTTAACCGGGCACTGGAGACTTTCATCATTGAATGGGTGGCGCGGCGCGTGACTCAGATCGATCGAACAACGGAAAACCAGATCCGCACGGTGATTCGCAACGGCTACGACGAAGGCCTGAGCGTGGCGCAAATTGGAAAGAACATCCGAGACTATGCCGCGCCGATGTCTGCAACCCGAGCCAACATCATTGCCCGCACCGAAACGCACACGGCCGCAAATTATGGGGCGCAGGCTGGCGCTGAGTTGACCGGCCTGAAAATGAAGAAGGAATGGGTGTCCGCGCAGGATGAACGCACCAGGACAACGCCGCCAGACGAGTTCGACCATGCCGATGCCGATGGCCAAGTGGTGGGCATGAATGAGGCTTTTGATATTGGCGGCGAGCAGTTGATGTTCCCGGGCGATCCAAGCGCAAGCGCCGGAAACCTCATCAACTGCCGATGCGCCGTGGTCTATTTGACCGATTAAGTTTGACACACCATAGACCAATGCGATAATTCGCAAAAGTGAGGGATGAATATGGAATTCAAAAGCCTGAAATTTGATGATGCCGCGCTGAACGCCGAAGAACGCACGTTCGAGGGTTACGCTGCCGCATATGGCAACACCGACAGCGATGACGACATCATCGAGCAGGGCGCGTTTGCCAAGTCGATCAAAGAGGGTTTTCCTTCTGGCCGCATCAAGGTCTTGTGGCAGCATCGCAGCGACTCGCCCATTGGTATGCCCATTGATATGCGCGAAGACGCCAAGGGTCTTTGGGTCAAGGGCAAGATCAGCAAGACCCGCCAAGGCGACGAGGCGCTGGAGTTGATGCGCGATGGCGTGATTGACCGCATGAGCGTTGGCTTTTCCATCCCTGGCGGCAAGTCGCAATATGACCAGGCTGGCATCCGTCACATCTACGAAGGCAAACTGTTTGAGTTTTCCTTGGTCACATGGCCTGCAAACGACCAGGCCATCATCACGGGCGTGAAAACGCTCAAAGAACTGCGGCAATTTGCGGAAGGCTACGACCTGAACGCAAAGGCCAAAAAAGAATTGCTGGACGAGTTGTTCAGCATTACGGCACTGTTGAAGGGTGAGCCGCCGCAAGGCACTCAATCCAAGGGACAGCCGCCATTGTCTGTCGATCAGGTTAAGAGCTTGATTGACTCTGCACTGGGCGATCTGGCCCGAATCTAAACTGGAGAAAATCATGGACATTTCCGAACTCAAAGGTCATTTGGACACCGTCAAGTCCGAAATCACGACCGCCGTCGCCAAGCGCGACAGCGAAATCAAGCAATACGGCGAAGCCACTGAGGCCACCCGCAAGGCTTTGACTCAAGCCACTGAGCGCCTGGACACCATCAAAGGTGACATGGATCGCATCGACGCTCGCGTCATCGAAATGGAAAAGGCTGCACAACGCCAATTCGGCGGCGCTGCTGAATCCAAATCGCTGGGCCAGCAATTCGTCGAATCCAACGCCTACAAAAACGCCCGCAGCAACGGCACTGACTCTGTGCGCGTGAACAAGGCTCTGTCCAACTTGGCCGCTTCTGCTGGTGCTTTGGTGCAACCTCAGCGCCGCGCCGATGTGGTGATGCCTGCCCAGCGAACCGCCTTCATCCGCGACCTGCTGACCAGCATCCCAACTTCGAGCAATGCCGTTGAAGTGATGCGTGAAAACGTGTTCACGAACAGCGCCGCACCTCAGCAGCCCGGCTCTGCCTCCACCGCCATCGGCGCAGGTGAATTCCAGGCCAAGGCTGAGTCGAACCTGACATACGAACTGGTCACTGTGCCCGTCCGTACCATGGCTCACTGGATCGCTGCCAGCCGTCAAGTGCTGTCCGATGCTCCAATGCTGCAACGTCTGGTTGACACCAAGCTGATGTACGGCCTGAACCTGTTGAGCGACACTCAGTTGCTCTACGGCGCTGGCACAAACCAAAGCCTGACCGGCCTGATGGTTGACTCTGGCGTGTCCACAGTTGGCGAGATCGCCACCGGCACAACCAATGCCAATCTGCCTGGCGAAATGTTGAATCACATCCGTGCGGCCATCACCAAGTGCCAGACATTTGAGTATTACAACATCAACGGCCTGGTGGTGAACCCCATTGACTGGGAAACATTGGAAACAGCCAAGGGCAGCGACGGCCACTATATCTGGGTGACAGTGCCAAACGGTGGTGAGCAGCGTTTGTGGCGCGTGCCAGTCATTGTGTCCAACGCAATGACTCAAGGCGACTTCTTGCTTGGCGACTGGACAATGGGCGCGACCATCTATGACCGCGAACAGATGGACATCCGTGTCAGCGAGTCGCACAGCGATTACTTCGTCAAGAACGGCGTGGCCATCTTGGCTGAGGAGCGCTACGGCTTTGGCATCGAACTGCCAAAAGCCTTCACCAAAGGCTCGTTTGACGTGGCTGCCTAATTAGGCAAAACGGGGTGGGCCATGGTGGCTCACCCCATTTTTTGAAAGTTTGTCCATGACTGTTTACACTCTGAAAATGAATTGCCACCTTGGCCGCAAAGGCGCTCAAATTGAGGCCGACGACAACATGGCAAGGCAGTTGGCTGTCAATGGCGTGATTGATTTTGGTCAGCCTGTGAGCGTTACACGCGCCGTATCGAGCATGACTGGCGAAGTCAAAGAAGTCACTGAAGTCATTGAGCCGAAAGTCGAAAAGGTCAGCGGCCCCGAGATCACGAAAGTGACCGGCCCACAAGAAACCAAACGCCGTGGTCGCCCACGCAAAGACGATGCAAGCAACACCGCAGACTGAGACAGTATCGCCCGTCACTGCCGCTGAATTGGCGGTATTTTTGGGCGTTGATGCAACCGATCCGCTGCTGGATGGGATGCTTGTTTCTGCGACTGATTCGGTCATCTACTGGATCAATCAAGACCTGACCCGACGGAAGTGGGTTTTGAAGATTGGCGACAACATTGGGGCCGAGGCGCAACTCTCGCCAATGCGCTACCAGTCGAACATCTTTGAGTTGCCATTCACTGCGCTGGTGAGCGTGCTATCGGTGTCAAGCGCGTGCGCATCGCTTTGCTGGGAAGTCGTCAGCACAGGCAGGCCAGCCAAAATTCGCATTGACGGGTGGGACGGCATCTCTGAAGTCACGATCACCTACAACGCTGGCATGGCATCAGTGCCAACAGCCATCAAGACGGCCATCATGATGATCGCGGCCTTCATGTACGAGCATCGAGGCCAATGCGATGCCAATGACTCCATCAAGAAGTCCGGCGCAGCCAACTTGTTGCGCCCTTACAAAGTCGAGGTGGTGATTTGAAGTGCTGCGACTTGTCTGCGGGTGAATTGCGTGAGCCGTTGGTTTTTCAGCGCCGCCAAACGCAATCTGACGGCATGGGCGGCACTGATCTTGACTGGGTTACGCTATTCAGCACAAAGGGCGACGTGCGCCCGCTGAGTGGCCGGGAATACCTGATGGGGATGCAGCGCGAGGCCAGCGTGTCGCATCGCATCTTCATCCGCTACCGCGAAGACCTGCTGCCATCTGATCGCGTGACCATGCGCGGCAAGCCCATGCAGATCATTGCCATCATCAACGTCGAGATGCGCAACCGCTGGATTGAGCTTCAGTGCTTGGAAGGGGTGGCAACATGAAAATGACCATCTCTGGCGACAAGCAATTGATCGCCAACATCCGCAAGTTTGGTTCGCAAGCTGATGCGGCATTGGCGCAGATCGTCATGGCGACTGCGCAGAACGTGCGGACAAATGCGATCCGGTCAATCCAAGGCGGGCCAAAGAACGGCAAGAAATACGAGAAATATTCTCCACGCCGTACGCACCGAGCATCATCGCCAGGACAAGCGCCAGCGACTGACACCGGGCGGCTTGTATCGTCGATCATGGCCGATATCACGGGCTTGACTGCTGAAGTATCGGCCAACGTGCAATATGCCGCGCCGCTGGAATTTGGCACGGTCAATATGGCCGCACGCCCGTTCCTTCAGCCTGCGCTTGAGTCTGAGCGCGAGAAGTTCAATAGCCGATTGGCAAACCTTGCCGAGCAGGCATCCAAGGGGCTGTCGCCATGATGCAAGAAGAAATCCAGACCGCCATTTATGAGGCAGTCGCGGCCATTGGCTACCCGACATTTGACGATGTGCCCCAGGTCACAACTTACCCTTACATCGTTGTTGGCGATGATCGAAGCATCCCATTTGATACCGATGAATCTGTCGGGTCAGAGACAACTTGCACCATTCACGTCTGGTCGCAGTACCGTGGCCGCAAAGAAGTCAAAGAGATCATGCGCTCGGTGTATCACACGCTGAACCGCGCAAACTTGACCATTACTGGTGGTCACTTGGTAGAATGTCACGCAGAGTTTGAGGAATCATTCTTAGACCCTGATGGCTTGACGAGGCATGGAGTGATCCGGTTTCGTTTGATCGTTGAGGAAAACGGGTATCTTGAACAGTACCTAGACACCGAAACGGGGGTTTTTCTGCAATCTGAATCAGGCCATTATTTGGTCGCTGAACAAGGGGTTTAATCATGGCTGCTTTTGTTGGTCGCACTGTTGTTGTTGAAGTCAATGCCGCTACCGTGGCTGGCGCTCGCACAAAATCATTCACCATTGGCAACGAGCCAGTGGACATCACATCTGACGACGACAGCGGCTTTCGCACCATGCTGTCTGTCGCAGGCACAAAGACCCTTGACATGACCATTGAGGGCGTGACCAAGGACGGCGCTCTGATCGCCTTGGCATCCGGCTCTTCCGGCCTGATCGAAGGCGTGGAAATCACATTCCCAGGCGTTGGCACCATCGCTGGCGACTTCTTTGTGGCATCGGTTGAAATCGGTGCAACATACAACGAAGCAACGACATTCAGCGCATCGCTGCAATCGTCCGGTGCTTACACCTACACGCCTGTCGTCTAATGAGCGCAGTCTTCAGGGACGTTGAATTGTCATGGGACGGCAAGGCCTATTCGGTCAAGCCGACCATGATGATTTTGAACAAGATTGAGCAGCGGGTAAGCCTGGCTGGACTGGTGCGCGGCCTGTCAACTGATGCGCCTCCGCTGTCTCACTTGGCCTTTGTCGTTGGCGAGTTCTTGCGGGCTGCTGGTGCGCGGGTCGAGGATGATGAAATCTACCGCGAGTTGATGACAGGTGACGTCCAGTCCTTGCTGGCAATGCGGGATTCAATCCTGATGGCGATTTTTCCTGAGCCCAAAAAAAAAGAAAATCAACAACTAACGTCGAACTGACGGATGTTGATTGGGGCGGCTTTTATGTCGCCGCTGTCGGGTGGGGTCTGTCGCCATCCGAGTTTTGGCAAATGTCGCCAGCCGAATGGTGGCTGGTGTACGAGGCCAAGCGCCCAAGAGATAGGGAGCTTGACTATGCCGGTGGACTGACAGATGCCGACTGTGCCGAGCTTTATGATTTGCTGGAGAAATAAATGGCAACGATAGGAAAGCTGGCGGTACAGATCACAGCCGACACCACTGGCCTGAAGGCTGGCCTCAATGATGCGGAGCGCACGGTTACATCCAAAGCCGATGCGATGGCCGCATCCATCAACAAAATAGGCGCTGTTTTTGCCGCATTGGGCGTTGCCGCCACCTTAAAAAATCTTACGATTGAAGCCATCAACGCCGCCGATGCGTTTGATGAAATGGCGGAAAGAACTGGCGTCAGTGTTGAAAAGCTGTCGACGCTTAGTTATGCGGCCAAAGTCAATGGCGCGACCGTTGACGATCTTGGGATGGCCATCAAAGGGCTGTCCAACAAAATGATGGAGTCGCTTGATCCGACAAGCGCATCAGCAAAATTATTTGATGGGCTTGGCGTATCCGTCAAGAACTCCGATGGCACATTGCGTGCTGTTGATGATGTGCTGATGGACATATCGGATCGTTTTTCGGCCATGCCTGACGGTGCTGCGAAATCTGCCCTGTCGGTTGATTTGTTCACACGGGCTGGTTTGCAAATGATCCCAGTGCTGAACAAAGGCAGAAATGGTCTTGAAGACCTGAGAATTGAAGCCGAGAAAATGGGTGCAAAGATTAGCACCGAAACAGCCAAGCAAATGGCTGACTTCAATGACAACATGACCCGACTGGCGGTTGTCTCTGGGAATCTTGGTAAAACAATCGCAAACTCGCTTGTGCCCGAGTTGAATAAATTTATCGACGGCTTGCTGGCCGGTATCAAGCACTCCAATGGATTCTGGGACACGCTTTCAATGCTTACCCAGATCAATCCATTCAAGGATTTGCAAGGCAATCTGAAATCAACGCGCGATGACATTGACGGCCTGACGGCATCCATTGCAAGGCAAAAACAAGCTGGCCTTGATTCAACAAACCTTGAGCAGAATTTGGCAGACGTTAAGCGCAGGCTTGAGATGCTTAAGGAAATTGAGCGTCAGCAAGTGCTGAACGCGCAAGGCAAAGACAACGAAAGCCCAGCAGAAGGGCGCAGGCTTGGCCTTTTGCGGCCAACTCAAATGCCTGCAAAAAAAGAAGATGGAACACCAGGCGAAGACCCACTAGGCGACTTCATGCGAAAGCAAGAAGAAGCCGCAAGAAAGCGCGAAGAAGCCGCAATGCGAAGAAATGCCAATCTGTTGATTGCGGATCAGGCATATTTTGAACAGAAGGCCGAGGCTCTGCGGCAGTCAACATTGACTCAAGAGCAAATCGCAAAAGAGGCCTACACAAAAGAAATTGAGCGCGCAAAGTCCGTCAGGGATGCTGGCTTGATAACCCAAGCCGAATACGACGCGATTGAGATTCAGGCCGCGCAGGAGCGTTCAAACGCTTTGCAGGCCATTGAATTTGCCCGCATGGACATGATTACCGCAAAGGAAAACGAAGCTGCTCAGATTCGCAAAGACCTTGCCGACAAAGTGGCCCAGCACGACATGGACGTAAGGGCCAAGCAAGCCAACATGGTGGTCGGCATCCTGAACACGCTGGGCCAGAAAAACAAGGTTTTTGCACTGGCGTCCATTGCGCTTCAAACAAAAATGGCGCTCGCGCAAAACAGCATCACGACCGCACAAGCTGGCGCTCTTGCATTCGCTTCGCAATTGATCCCCGGCGATCCAACATCGCTGGCGCGTGCCGCTGCCGCAAAAGCCGCAGTCATGGCCCAAGGAGGCGTTACGGCTGGCCTCATCATGGCATCCGGTGGATTGCAAGCCGCAAGCCTTTTGGGTGGTGGCGGCGAGTCCATTTCCATGGGTGGATCGGCCACTGGATCGTCTGGTCAAACATCGTCAATGCAAACGATGAGCGCATCATCAAACATTGCGCCGCAGACAAATCAGGTCATTACAATTCAGGGCATAAGTTCCGGCGATATGTTCACCGGCGACAGCGTGCGCGGACTGATTGACCAGTTGATTGAAGCCCAGCGCAATGGATCAAAGGTGGTTTTGTCATGATTTACATTCAATCAGGCTACGAGCCAACGCCTGACCTCTTGCACAGCCGCATTGGCATCCAGAGCATTGTGCAAGGCAAGACGCCAACGGCATCGACATCTGCCACTGGATACCCTGCAATCGCTGCAACGTACCCCACAACGTTTGAGTATTGGAAGCCATCGACAGTGCCTGCAACGTGGGCAATTGACAACGGCACGGACGTGGCCTGCGATTACTTCGGCTTGGTTGGCGACTTCAACGGCGCGACGATCAACGTCCAAAGTAGCCCGGACAACAGCACATGGACAACGCAAGTCAGCGGCGCACCGACTGGCCGGGTCGCCATGTTCTTGTTCGCGTCCGTGACGGCCAGATATTGGCGCATCCAGGTGACGGGCGCAGTGCCCAGCATTGCCGTGGTGTACATCGGTGCGGCCCTGGCCATGCAGCGCAAACTGTACCAAGGTCACACGCCATTGACGCTTTCACGCATCACTGAGACAACGCAAAACACCTCAGAGACAGGGC